GTGAAGCCCCTGCAAATCGACCCGAACCCACCGAGGACCGCAACCAGCGTTCCCCGGAAACCGGTACATACAACTGGTATGTAAGCAGCGTGCGCGAACGCACGGACCATCTGCGGAGCAGATGACCCCTACACTTTGTGTAGAGTCAGCAATCCGAAGACTGCACCGGAGGAAAACGGCCGATAAGCGAAGGGTTATTCACCCCCCCCAGCTCTCAACGCTCCGACAAGGGAGACGCTAAGACCCATGTAGTTTTTGGTTTTATCCTAGGTCTACAAACCTGGTGAGATTGCCAACCGCTACACAGTCCTAAGAATAGGGCCGCGTAACTGTCGCCAACGTAGCTTCTTGCTTGCTGTTCACTACAGCAAGTAGTTTGCTGCTCAAGGCGCTGATATTTAGGATTCCATCTGAATTTACCTGGTTTCTTCCAGTTCAATCCGGATGGCATATATCCCGGCCCGTCGCCGATGGCGACGGGAAATACACAGCGGTCTGCGAGCCATTGCGCCGCGTTGAGGAATCCAGTCTCATATAGTCTCTTTGCATGCAATGCCATTGGCATTTCTGCGCAGGACACGTAAGTATCCTGAGGAGAGTACAGCGGAGACAGAGAGCGCGGGCGGACGACTGTAACGTCATCCCCCCGCCACCACTCAGCTCCGCAGGATTCTCTAAAGAAACCATTGAGACAACACTTAGCAACGTTTGGTGTGAATCCGGTTGCCCGGAGCACGGCCAACACAGCTTCGCCAGCATCACGAGGGACGATAATATCGTCCCCATAGATCCCGACTAGCTTACGTTTTTCTTTGGAGAACCAACTGCCCCCGTCGATATGACATAGTACCGCAACTGTAACAGCTGCAAATACAATGGCTTCGACGGGAAAACAGAGGGCAGACCCCATTGGTGCGAACGCCCTTAAAGGGACGACCGTACCATCCGGAAGCTTTGAAAAGCCACTCCGGAGAGAAAAAAGTAGTTCAGCCCAATCATTCGGGAACAACTGTCGAACGATCCGCCGGCTAACGCGATCAGAGGCGTCACTCATATCCAGAGTGGCAACCTCATCACCGCGCTTCGCTAGCATAGCATTCACAGTCTGATCACGAAATCTGATGTACGGACACAGATGCTCAACGGTCGCCATCATATACCGTGCAACACCTTGTTGAAGGAATTGCATAGTTTGTGGTTCGGCGCTGATGATCCGCGGCTTCATGAAATCTTTCGGCACGCATATCACGCGAGTGATTGCATGCTTCAGAACCTTCATGTCGCGCGGTTCGTGCATCTTATGTCCATCATTGAGATACAGGAGCTGTTCGCCGCCAACTCTCTCGAGTTGCCGAAATGTGTATGCGAAATTCACCTTCTCCCAATTCTTAAGTCCCTCGGCCACGGCGCCTGGACCGTGCTTTGGATGTAAATCCAATAGACACGGAGCAGGGCCAAGCCAGGACCGAATTAGGTTTCGGGCGGTTTCAACGTACGGTTTCGGGAGCGACGAACGGGTCGACGAGACCCTCTCCTTGAACCCAATAATAGCTGAATCTGTTGCAGCGTTACCTTCAAGACGCGAATACAAACCAAGAACCTGTCTAATTGCGCGGACACTATCGCTAGTGCTTCGCGCAACCGAGAACGGCCAATTGGTGAGTATAGGAACCTCCACATCCCAACTCCCACTAGACAAAGAAGCGTTGAAGCTTTTCCATCCAGTGTATAAGTCGAGGAGAGAGGCTCGCGAGAGTGACTTATAGTCACAATCATAAGCACGTCGAGAGGTATAGAATTCCCTGCAGTCTGAAAAGACCGCAAGCAATAGATCACGCTGTTCACGTGTAAGACAATTTGATGCTTGCATTTGCTGATAACTCCATTTAAGGATGTTCCACGTGTTACTTTTGTTGTTAACTGAATCACTTCTCGTTAGGGAATAATCCCGTCTATCAAAGCGTCTCTGACGCCAGACAGATTGAGATAGTTCACCAGCGCAGCGAGCACGTCTTTTGACAACGCGTCGGTAGCACTGGCGCTACGGGGGACAGTCCACGTCAACGACGCAGACATGATCTGTGCGACATTATTCGCATCCAGAACCACGCTCTGCGCGAGGACAGTGTGACGGTCGGACCCGGCAGATCCGATCGGCTTGATCGCGTGACTTACCCTGACGACCCGTGGGGCCGACAAGGAAGAAGTCGCATCGATATAAGAGGCCGAATCTGCAGCTGCAGATTGCAGCTGATAAGCAACATCAGTGGTGCCATCAGCCTTTTTGACAGTGAACGTAGTAAGCATGACTATTGGTCCTTATATGTGATACACGAAGTGTATCGGTGATGGATCATACGGACACTCGCCCGTTGACCAGGGTCAAGCTTTGATCGCCTTCTGGGCGACCAAAGATAAACTTAACCCCGTCCTATTCAAACTCCACCCCGAAGGGGGGGAGATGAGCGGACATACCGGTAGGCCCGGCTGCCTTATATACGAGGTGTAGTGGCAAAGCGGCATTGCGTATTCGCGATCCGACCATCCTGGGTAACCAGAATCGTAGAACCGCACTTTCGCATGCAACTTTGCATCCACCTTGATGGAATGCATCTCATTCGCTAACGAACAGCTTCGCACGGTCTCATGGAGACCGAGCTTACGTTCGATACGTTGGAACGTATCCCCGATGGGGAGGAACCAATCAGCGACAAAAGAAAAGGGAACAATTTCCCAAGCATTCATCAGAGGAGAGGACAGGCCCAACGCACTGCTATAGAGCTTAACCTGCGACGAGGCATCATTCACAAAGAATGACTTCACGTCAGCAGATAATGCTCCTTTCACAGTACCGGACCAGACTCCATTGATAATGTGGCCACCGGCCTCAGAACCAATGGACACAGGCTTGGATATAACGATTGGGGATGTTCGCTGTGTGAGCCTTACGGCCCTACAGCTACGATTCTCCAGTTGTCTAATCCTTTTCTGAACCGCTCCACGGATGTTCAGAAACGCCTTAAAATCGCTAACCAACGGCGCTACTCCGAATTGATAGAGTAGGTTTAAGTTGGCTAGTTCCTTTAAGGACAGCTTGTGAACTTTATGCTTAAGCAATCCCCGAAACCCAGATATGAGCTGCGGGACGATCTCCTTGACGCTTTTGAGCTCGATGACATTGACTAGAGCCATTGCCTGCATAGGCATGGCCCCGGTTGCATCGCTCATTAATGCGTCAATCGCCGGAGTGAAATCCGGTGAGTCAAAGTCCAGCCCTGTCGGGCCTTGTAAAAGGTACCTTCCGTTACACCCAAACGTAGCCTGCCATAGGCCGGTTACGTGTTGAGTACGAGGGAGGGTATAGGACATTGGTGAGGTCGTGAACTTGGTGTGAGTGACGGCATTTTGCCCCCACCCAACCGTGTCAATAATCGAAGAACGCTCAAAAGATTGATTGAAAGTCCACGAATCGTTCCAGGCTATGCTGCCGTCCGGGTTATACCCGATACTAGTAGCACGGCCTAGTCCAGATTCGTAGTTCTTTCTATTTCTCATGAGCGCACCTCGTTGTTAAGCGGAGAGTTATCTCCAAAGAGAGTGCATTCGCA